TAAAATCACTCCTAATCAGTTATGCATAAATGCAATGTATTTTTGCGCCGCTCTTTCCTGACGGGCGGCATCGTCAAGCACGTCCTTGACGCACCTTGGCACCTCTACCTCAACGCCTCTCTGGATGATGTAGGTCTTGCCGTTTACTATTACGGTAACGTCGTCGGTGTAGCTGTAGCCGTCGTAGAAAAGCTTGAGCTTTACCTTGTCTGCGGCTTTAATTTTCTTTGCCATTTTACTTCTCCTTTTTGTAGGGGCGCGGCAAACGGCCGCGCCCCAAAATAAAATTAGTCCTCAAGAGAACTTGCGGTCTCAACTCGAACCATAAAGGGCTGAGAGAGAATTGCCGCGGTCTTTAAGGCCTTCCAGCCAACGGTTGCTCTCTGGTCAAGGGGATCTCCCGAGCCCGCAGAGCCAAGCTGCTTGATGATGGTCTTAAGTCCGCCGCCCTCAACCTCGGTTACGCCGTAGGCGTCTGCACCGATAAAGAGGGTGGAGTAAACGGGAGTGCCTTCTGCTCCTGCATCGCAGGGAGCGACTGTCATTCCCTCAAAAAGCTCGCCGGTTGCCTTATCTAAGGTAAGTGTCTTGCTCTCGGCATTTGCCGAAACGATGGTGTAGGTTTCGCCTGCAATGCTGACTTTTCTGCCAACGAGCAGCACAGCATCAGCCTCGCTAAAGTCCTCTCTTATATCTATAACCTTGGAGTTGGCGCCGTCGCTTGAGTTTAGCGAAAACTCCTCAAACTTATCGGTGAGAGGCTCGTTTTTAAACACCTTTGCCTCGCTGCTTTCGATAAAGCGGCAACCAAAGATCTTGCCGATCTCGCCCTCGTACCAATCCTGAGGATTGTACTCCTTAAGGCTCTGCCACTCCTCGTCGTTCATAAGGTCGTAAGCGACGTTGGGGTGGATGATGGCAACGTAACTGCCGTTAATCTTCTTGGCAAGGCCCTTCTTTAAGGTGTTTACTGCCTTTTTAACGGCGGCAACAGTCATAACGTTCTCGGGAGTGATCTCGCTACGCGAGGAAACCTCGCCCGCGCCGTACTGAACGTTTGTGCCGGCGTTGATAACCTCTCTTGTAACGGTATCCAGAGTTCTGCCGGCCTGATCGCCGAGGATAACGGTTGCCTCGAGTATGTTGTTATCAATTGCGGTGAGATCGAGCACGTCGGAAACGGTTACAAAGTCGCCGTACTGGTTAACGGTAGCGGTCTGCTTTGACCAGTCAAGCTTCTTTCCGTCGGGGGTTACGCCCTCGGTAAGAGGAGCGCTTGCCTTGGGGAAGGGATTAAGCTTTCTAAACTCGATGGTCTTGCCGTTTCCCTTGGGGATGGAGCGCTTCTGACCAAACTTGTCGTGTACTAAAAGGGGCTCGGCGTTTTTGATAAGCTCGCTGTCGTAAAAGGTTTTCATCTCAACGCTGGAAATTTCCTGTCCCTCTCCGCTCTGATTGGTTACGTTTGTGTTAAATTCTGACATAAATACATTTCTCCTTTTCTAAAAGGTAATGCGCTCGCCGCGCCTTACCCTCTCTCGTATGTCGGCGCGTTGCGCCTCTGTTAGGTTTCTCGGGTCTAAGCTCGACGAAAAACTGCCGTATCCGGATAGCGCGGCCTCGTCGGGTCTGAGACCCCTTAGGCGAATTTCGCGTAAAATGCTTTGCTCCTGCATATCCCTTTGAGCCGATAAGAGCTCGGAAACGTGCAGGGCGTCAAAAGCCTCTTTAACCGAAAATCCGTTATTAATGAGCGCCGTAAAGCGCCCGTCTGCGAGCAAGGCCTCTGCCTGCCCGATTCCGTAAATAGAGCCCTCGCTCTCGGAGAGCTTTTTAAGCTCGAGCGAGAGCTCCTCTACAGAAATCGCCTCTGCGATTTCTGTTTTTTGCACACCTTCTTTTTCAAGAGCATCTGCAAGGGACGAAACAGAGTCAACGCCGTAGCGCTCAAAAAGCGTGGATAGTGAGCTTTTTGTGCTCTCAAGTTCCTCGGCGGTTTCGCGTGCTTTCAAAAGCCGCTTGCCGAGCGCTCTGTCTATGCAGGCCTGAAAATCCTCCTGCGTTTTAAAGGTGCGATAGAACTCTGCGCCGTTTTCCGCCTCCTCGGGCGTCCCCTCGGATAGGGAGAGGGTGTCTGCACCCTCGGCAGAGTTTATATCTAAAGTCTTGTTTTCTGTCATTTAGTTTTCTCCCTTCATCTTTTCTAAAAGGCGAATGATCCCCTGCTTGTTGTCAAGTATCATGGCGTTAAGCGCCGCCTTTGCGCCTTCGAGATTTTCCTTGTTAAACGCGCCGCTCTTAAAGAGCTCTATAACAAGCTCGTTGTGCGAAAGGCTGTCAAAAGCATTCTTTTTGTATGCCGCAACCTCAATGTCAAAAACCGCCGCCGAAAGCTCGTTTGCGCCGTTTACCGACAGGTAGCTGACAAGGCCGTCCTCGCCCAAAATGCGGAAGCTCCTTTTTTCGGTGTAGAACTGCGAAATGAGCTCTATCACCATATAAACCACCTGCGCATAGCATCTGTAAGAGGCCTCGATGGCATCGCGGGAAAGCTTGCCGCTTGCCTGCTGCAGTGCCGAAATGGCGGCGTAGGCAGTAACTCCCTTGGTGGTGTCGCCCTGCGCGAAATCTCTGTTGCCGATAATTTCTTTAAGCTCGGTTATCTTGTTTTCCCTGCAGGTCAGCACGCTCTGGGGGAGCGCCTGCGCCTGAATGGGGCGCACCGAACTGTCGTCAACGCTTCTGTCGCACTCGATAAAGTCGACCGAGAGGTCGGAGAGCTTTTCGGGGTCGATTCCGCCGTCGCGCTTTACCAAAAATCTCGGTCTTGACGAGATTAAGGCGTTGCGCTCGATGAGGTACTCGAGCTTGTCTATCTGCGCCTGCGCATTTTTGCCGACGTCTATCATTCCAAGCCCAAAGGGCGAGCCCTCAATGGGAATAAATCTGTCAACCACAAAGGGATAAAGGCCGTGCTTGTAAAGGCCGCTCTCGCAAAGTACGGGGTCGGTCTTGCTTGAATACACCGCCTTTTTGCCGATGATCTTGGTAAGGTGCACCACCTTTTTCCCGCTACTGTTAAAGCACTTTTCGTAGCAGTCGATTATGCACACCCTGCCGCTTAGATCCTCGGTTCCGAAATAGCTTTTAAGGCTTAAATTGTCGCTTCCGTTAATGTCAGCGTCGGGATAGCGCCTTTTAGCCTCGGCCGCATCGCAAAGCGACAGCACAAAAACGTACTTGCTGTCCTGAATATTCTCAATATAAGGCTGGCTGTAAAACCTAAGTAGGTCGATCTTCTTAATCGAAATATCGCCGAGCCCGTTTTCCAAACTGTTGTCCCAGAAAACGCCGTAAACTCCGCTGCCCTGCTTAAGCTTGTACCACCAGATATCCGAGTAGGTTTCCTTAAAGCCGTTTTTCTGCAAGACCATAGGAACGATTTTGGAGAGGGTCTGCGCCCTTTCTCTGTCGCCCTCCTCGCGCTCCAAAATTAGGGGCTGGGGGAAGTTGTCCATAGCCTCGGCGTGCCTGTTCCAGATGCCGTTTAAAAGGTAGGAGCCCGAGGGTCTGTAAGAGGCATCCTGCGTGCTTCCGACAATGTACTGCCAGTGGTTTCCCTTAAACCAGTTTTCGTTTTCGATAACGTTTCTGTCGGCGCGCTCCTTTGCGTTGCGGTAGGCCTTAAAGGCCTCGAGCATCTGCGCCGTTTCCTCCTTTGAAAGGTGGGGTGCGCTCTCCTTTGTTACTGTGATTTGATGTCCTGCAAGTTTAATTGTTTTTTCCATTTTCATACTCCTTTTTTAAAATGCGTAGGGGTTTGTTGTTTCCTCGCGCACAAATAATTCAAGCGGGTCAAAGCCGCCTTGCCGCTTTTCTTGTTTTTTCTTTTCGGGGTAGATGGGCTTGTACATACACATATACCGCGTTTCGTCGTAGATGTGGTCCTCGCCGTCGGTGTTGATGTCCTCCACCCGATTTACGTCGTAGGTAAGGGTGGGGATGGTCCTGATAAAATCGCGGCGGGTCTTGAAAACGTAGAGCATCGGAATTCCCCGCTCGTCAAATGACAGGCGGTGATGAAGCTGCATCTTGCCCGCAACCCTTTCGTTGTCGCCGCCCTCAAAATAGATGCCCTGCCG